TAACCGGCTTAAGGCCAGGAGTTAGGTTTAGACTCAGATTTAAGATACGGATTGTTATTAGGATAAGGGCTGCCGTGCCTCAACATCAAAGTATTAAACTTTCGGCCTTTCACCCCTACCGTGGCAAATGAGCAACGCTGTGTCTTCTGTGCACAGGCTATGAATCGGGGGTAGAGATTGATTCTCCCTAACTTGGGCCCGGAAGAATCGTTTTAGAGGCCAATTTGGGCGAAATTGACGGCTTTCCTGCTAGAATCTAGAATCCTTGTGCAAATTCACCTTCATTGAATGCATGGGCCTTAGGATGCCCAACGAATCCAAAAGGTGTTTCATATTGCTTGAGTGATTCGATCCTGACCCCTGCTGGCCTCGGGAAAAACTCATTATTTCTGAGTAGGGAGCGTTCTGCTGACGGTAGTCTCTGGCCGATTTCCACATGAATCACGGCGCGTTCGTTATAATCATAAGTGATCATGGCAAATTCAACGCCGAAAACTTGCTCTAAAGCAGAGAGGAATTCGTCTTCCGTCGCTCTCGTCATGTTTCTTAAGATCTGCGCGCAGATGAATGAGCGAAACTCTCCGTCACTCATAATCAAGTCACAATAGAGCGGCTGATCCGAGCTACCTCTAAAGAATCCCTGATTGAAGGCCTCAGCGGTTGGGTATCCAAGAAAACCGAAGAATCCCGCTTTCTCTTCGCCGTTTTCAATGACACGGTTTACGCCGAGTATTTCGCCAATCGTGCCTAGCTGTCGGCCAATCGCGGTGTCTTTGTCAAATGCCAGGAACATCTGGCACAGGGCTATTTCCAGAACTTGGCGCTGGTTAGCCTGCATAGACAACCAAGCTTTCAGGTTGTCACTGCGTTGGTATTGGGTAATCAGTCGACACAAAGCCAAACTGACATGATCTAAGCATTCAGTCTTCATTGGATCGCCACCGTGATGTTATCCGCCGAAATGCTAGCGACTTCGTCATACGACAGGTCCAAATCAGCCGCAGAAAACGTGGAGGCTGACCGCCCAATCTGTAAGTCGAGCACTGTATGGCCCGCCACAGAGTTAATAGGCGTAAAGAAACGGGATCGACAAATGGTCTCTCCGACACCAAAACCTGCCTCTCCCCCATAGGGAAAGGTGCCATTCATATAGCTGACGATGGCATCTATAATGTCGGCATGACCGTTGGCCGGGAACCTAGCGTTGGTTTTCAGCTCGACCCGCACATAAACATCTACCGCTGTTGGGCGAACAAAGCCGATTTCCCGCTCATATTCATAGCGCGTTAGAACAGGAAGCGCGGTTGAACCAGTGCTTGCAATGCCAACAGGCACTTTTGCATAGATGGCCTCTGCAACGTCCTGATCCTCGCCACCGATAACAACGGGGCGGATGGAATGGGGCGGTAGGCCATTAACATCGACATCGGGGCCAAGGTTCTCGTGGACAAAAACGTAACTAACGCCATCAACATCCGCGATTGCGGCATGGATAGAATCGATAACGTTAACAGCAGAGATACCAATCGAACGGCGGCGGCGGATTCTAAAAGCTTCATCCGTTTCCCTAGGAGTGCCAAGAACAGCGCTTGCCAGGTTAGAGGCTTCTGTCCATCCAGCCACAGTTGTTGAGATCTCAGTAATCGTTTCAGGGTCGGCAGAAATTTCTCCAACAAGCTGAGCCTCAAATTCTGCCTCGACTTCACCGCCAGCGGGTATTGTCACATCAGAGATAAGGACAAAGACAGGCGCTTCGCCAAGATCGGGGTCAACAACACTGGCAGCAACCAATGAGCCAGCAGGAATTAAAGTTCCAACCTCGCCTTTCAATGTAACAACCGCTTTGGACGGCGTGCCTATCTTCCTTGTAATACCATTCAGTGAATAAAGGCGGTCTTGCGCGGCACCCGTGACAACGTCGGGATTGAAGGAGTTGTAGACAGTCTCCGCCAGCTCCCACAACAAAGCGGTGCCTTCTGCGCGAATGCCGACATCTTGGCCATCGGGGCTGTCCGGGGACAAAACGAGGTCTTGCCCGAAGGCCGCGCGCATCTCCTCTTCAAACTGTTCTTGAATTTCTGGCAAGCGGGGCCGAGCGAAACCTTGGTAAGTGACACCATACTGAGACATGTGACGACTTCTATACCTTATATATAAGAGAGATTTTGGGGGAGAGGTGGCAGCGAAGGCTCAATCAAGGCCTCAGCTGCGCGCCTAGTATTCCAGGATAATCGGATCTTCACAAAAAGTGGCAACAGAGCCGGTCAAATCAGCGGGTTCATTATAAGGAATGAAAATCGGCTTAACCGGCAAAGGCGGTGGCGTGTCCAAGAACGCGACAACCTCTTGCCCCAGATCCGGGAAGTCGCCCAACTGTACGTCAACCAAGCTGCCGTAGATTGATTCAGCAGAAAACTAAACATACAGGCGTCGCTCCAGGGAGTTATAATCCAGAGAGAAGGCGGTTAGTTTTTCCACGCCCTCTGTTTCCAAGATCACCCGTTTCATTTCGCTTTCAACGAACCCTTGGTCCATCGGCTTGCTGAGGATGTCCTGAAACCATGGCATCCCTTCCCGTTCATCCAGGAACCATTCTTCTTTAAAGACCAACAACCGGGTTTTGACCCTTTGGGCCACTTCTTCGAGGTCGGTCAACCTGCCAGAGCGGCCATGAGACTGATAAGACTTCCAATATATATCGTAGAACGGGTACTGCCCGTCGACATTATCATAGAGCGCACGTGCTTGAGCCATTTGCGTTTCCTATCTAGCCTGAGATTGCTGTAATTTTGGATTTAACCGAATCAAGTGCCGCGATAGTGCCGCCAGTCAAATTCCAGGCCCCGGCACTGGAACCGGAAGCAACCTGCGTTTGAGCAGCAATCAGAACGTCCAACAATTCTCCGATCACAGAAAAAAGCTCGTACTGCTCACCGGCCATGCGGAACTTACCGCCCTGTTGCAACTCCATGGTGGTTTTGCCATCCCTGCTTCGAATCTGCATATGATCAGCGTTAAAATTCTCGACTTTTTTATCTTGGCTAATATTCGCTGGCCTGAAGGAAGAGTCAGATAAAGAGTGATATCGCTTCTCTTCTTTACTGGTCTGATCGTCACCCTTCTCTAGGTATTGGTCTGCCCCAGTTTGGTGTGTCGTGACGATAACCTGGTCACCCTTGGTGATGGGTTGGGTGATATGAAAGTTGCCAGCCGTGGGCATTTCATATTGTACCTTCATCAAAGGTGGCATCTTCATCTTGGAACCATCAGCCAAGGTCTTGGTGATCTCAGGTTGGATTGTTGCGGTTTGAGTTTTGGGGTCGAAATCAACGATCGTTCCTGGCACGGTCGTGTGCTGGTTTGACAAAGCTGATTCAATTCCGGCTCGAATGGCACCAGAAAGATCATCGCGGTATCGTTTTTGTACGGCCATTAGAAAGGTTCTCCCATGATCACCGTTTCCCATTCATTAGAATGGGTATCGCCCTTGTGAGTAATCTTCGTTATTTTGTAGTGACCGGAGGCTTCCGGTTGCCTTGAGATCACTTGAACAGCACGGTTCACTTTGATCGCGGGGTTCAAGAGAGAGCGGACAGTAATCTTGCCTTCCTCCTCAACCTCCGGACTGCCGATCATGCCGGTTTGTTCGGAAATGACGAACAACTGTCCAGGCAAAGGCTTGTCATAGGGTGCAGCTTCAAACTCGCCGTCCTGGATCGACCAATGAAATCCGTCACGCGCGGCAAGCTCGTTTAGAACCTGTGGCGCGGAAGCGAAGAACGATACGGGCTTCAGCCGGTCCTTGTCTTTCGATAGCAATGAGATATCGCCCATCTTTATATTAAAGGACTGCATTGGCTTCACAGCTCGCTTCACCAACTCCTGGGTCGTGGCGATTTTGTTGTCTACGGTCTCAGAAACAAAGGCTTTGCGGTAGCCTTCGCGACCATCCTTAGCGGAAATGGTTGAAATCCAATCCGGTGATTCATAACGATGTTTCACTTCATGGATCTGGCCATCAAAGATCAGTCGAGCATTGCCAACATAACCAGCGATCAATTGGATCTGCTTATATTCTTCCTTGAGTGCGGCCCGACTGCCAGGATTAAGGTTATAGACCTTTATCTCGGCGCTGTTGGGCTCGCCATGCCGGTCTTTATCTATTGAGAAAGAGGTTCGAAGTTGGGTTGTGCTTTGCCCGCTCCCCTGCCCCGAGATGGAAAGAGATGCGACGCGTTTATAAAAAGCTGGCATGATTTCTGGGTTGCCCTACTGCTGTTCTACAAAACTTTTTGTTGAAATTTTTCACGAGTACTCCCATGTGGAGAGAGTAAAAAATAAGAGGAATAAGAACACATGAAAAAAAACCATCCGCTGTTTTACTTTTATAGCAGCTCTAATAGTCATGGCCCCGAGCGCAAATGCGCTAGTCATAACCGAAGAGCCAGGAGCGCAGCTCGTGCCATCACGAGCTACATTCTCTCGGTTGCCAGCAAGTGAAATGAGTCGTTCACTGGCCCCCATCTTCTTAGCCAGCGCATTCTGCAAGAAATATCATCGGGATGTTCGCATGTTCGGTGGCGACACAGAGATGAAACTTCGCAAACGTGCATTGGCCGAAGGCTGTCTTGGAAAAAAGCATAAGTCTAAGAAAAAGCCAGCGGCCAAGGCGAAAGCGAAGAAGAAGACGAAATCAAACAATAGTTTCTTCAATTCAACTTCAGAGCCTAGTCCAATTAAGCGCACAGGAACAACTGTGACCTTCAAAAATGAGAAGCAGCTTTGCGAATGGGCAAGATTCCAGTTCTGTTACCGTACTCCCGGCCAATGCGATTTTACGGCCAAGCTTAGAAAGCAAGTACGCCAACAGGCAAAAAATTGCCGCTCAAAAGGCTACTGGTAACCACCCAAGCCTGAGCAGAGCTTCCTAATCAAGCATCGAAAGTTGATGCTTACATTTGTTGGCCTCCGAGTTGGATCACAGAGTCCTGACAAACGGAACAACAAGACGAAATCAGACAGAGTTAAGTCCTGTCCTTATCAATAGTGGACTAAATACGACGGGGCGCGAGCCGCTTGTGCAATAAGCGGCTCAACCTCACTTGCGATTGCTTCCGCTTCGGCGGCGAAATCGTCTCGTTCTTGCGGTGTGAGGTAGAGCAATTCGACCCGCTCGCCTAAGTCCTCCAGCTCATTGGCATCAACACCTTGCCCACTTAAATCATGAGCGACGAGCGCGCCGAAGTCCTGACCATCAATCTGGAGCGCGTATTGATGAACCAGGTCCGCACCCAGCGCGATCTTGACACCAGCCAGCGCCACCGCATCTTTTCTATAGATATCAAATGACCAGTAGCCACCGCGGCTGTTGTAGCGAACAAAGATGTCATACTTTGTACCGTCCAAGGTCACGCGCGTTTCTTGGGCTGGATCTTGGGTCAAAGGAATAATCTGCATGAACCGAACCTTTGTTGAGGAGCTTTGCTTAAAAGACAGCGCTGGCGATAGAGAAAGCGCGTTTGATATTGATTCTGGACGTCGTGGATGACACGGTCCGGAGTAATGATGAAGTCACGGAGGCCGTCAAAGCCTGTACCTCGCCTCGCCGTATGGCGAATGACGCCAGATTGCGCGCCTGTCCAAACTGGCGAGCGATGGAGGGAATTGAAAATCCACCACTGCCAACCAACAACAACTCTTCACAGGTTGCCGTGAAATTCAACACTTGATCGGTGTCTTTATCCTGGCTGGCTTGCAAGTCGGTGATCAGCATATTGGGATATGATTGAAGCCCCGTCTGCAGAGTGAAGGGATTGCGGCCACGTTGCAACGACTTAATCGCCGCCCAAGCCGACAGTGACCGGGTGGCCCCCGTGCCATTCAAGAAGTCAAAGCGTCCAACACGAAGGGAGATATCAGACACACAGCCCTCAATCGTGACCTTTTGAGGCTCGATGATCGCATGGTCGTTAACGTTAGAGCCGGACTCAACCGGGTTCGCCGTGATACGCAAACGCGAGTTGTGGCTTTCTTTGATAACCGCATCCAAGCGGATACCGCCCAGCGTCCGTGGCCGGGTAATATATAAAGGATGTAGGGACATAAATCTTTCTTAGAATAAGAAGTGCTAATTGGGGAGAAGACAATGGTGCCACGGCAATGAACCGTTAGCCTATTTCCAAACATTGTCTCAAAAGTAACAAACCCGGGAAACTGACCAAATCGGATGCGAAGCTCACTCTTGATTGTGACGCTTCATAGCCGAAAGAAAATTCAAACCAAATTGTTCAATGACGACGGTTTAGGTCCCGCTCCCTATCCGAAATTGGGATAGGCGCTAGCGAGTCCTGAAAAACTATTCAGAATCGTCATCAGGCAAGGCTAACCAGCAGCTGAGAATCCAATCGGACATGAGAGCAAGTAGCCGATCAAGTGCATGAATGCCACAGGATCCGACCAGCTTATCACCTTCCTTTTCAACAACCAGCCAGGAACTCTCCTGCTCGTCGTTTTCCCTGATCATTTTGAATTCAAGGTCTTCCAACTTCGTCCAAGCCAGGTCAACTTCGACCTTCCAACCAGGGCTATCTAATGTCTTGATTTCGACGCCATATTCACGTTCCCATTCACCGTCGCAATTGGCTTCGTACCAGGCCTGAATGATTGAAAGCGGTTCGGAACTGCCGGCGGTTTTTGCTTCAGACAGGGAGGCGTTCTCTGTAACCCAATCAGACATGATTTCCAGTATTCTATCAAGAGTGGGAGTGCCACCTGACCCAAACAAAACGTTGTCAGCCTTCTTAACAAACAGCCAAGAAGTTTCGTCTTCATAGTTTTCTTTAATCTCTGTAAACTCAACGCGTTCCAGGATTGTAGAGGAGAGATCAATCTCCACGGACCACCCTGGATTGCCCACGGTATCGATTAGGACACCATAGTTGTTCTCCCAATCACCATCGCAGTTGATTTCAAACCATCTCTGGATTCTGGAAAGAGATTGAAAATCCCCACCTTCTTCTTTTTCAATCATTTTGGAATCTCATTTCTGAATGCGGGGCGAACCCCACTTTTATTTTGCCCGCCTTTTACACGCCGAACTAACTCCCAAAAAACAAACCAGAGTCCAACTACAACTTTATTCAGGCGGAGATGCTCCACCTCGATGGGATCCGTCAGCCAAATTGACATTAAACTCGACATTCCGATCATTTGGCGAATCCCAAGATTTGCCAACGATTTCATTTTCGCTCACTGAGGTTATTTCAATTCCGTCCCATGATATTCTTTTAGTCAGCCACAAGAGCCCACTTTCATTATATGCAGCTATGTTCGTGTAGTCATAAAATAGAACTAACCCACGAAGTGGTACTTCTACAGCTCCAAAAACAGGGTAAACCTTAACGCGCGTGACCAACCTGGGGTTACACGGTGAAACAATGTAGCCTTCGCCTTGAGCTACAATAGATAAAAAATTTGGTCCCGGTCCTTCCAAAACAGAACATTCAGCACTTGAAGATAAGTCTCCGAAGGCGAAAATTCCGATCCAAGGAGTTTCGTTTGAAGGACAGATTTTAACTATCAATCCATCTTGCCCAACACCTAGTTTGTTTTCAGGGATAAAAACAACTTTTTTAGGCATTCCTGGCAATTCACTCAAAATTTCGTATCTAAAATCGCCCGAACTTTTTTTCCCATTTTGTGTCATCAATGGTCTTTTACCTCTTATCTGGTCTGAAAAATCTGTGAACAATGATTTCTGAGCGACCGGAGTTTGATGGTCTTACTCCTATTTCAAATGTGCCTGAACGTCCATTTAAAGTTCCACGCTTGGTGTACTGGGTGTAAGAATCACTAATTTTAGTTTTAGTTCCTTTAAAAATGCCCCCGTTAAACGACTCTGGGAAGTTATGATTAGGGTTTGGAGAGTTATCTTTTCTTGGATTGTCAGTCCTTCGATTTAACTCTCTGCTAGAGTATATTCTTTTCGGAGACGATGTAGGCTTCTTTGCTCCCTTAACAACTGCATTTATCTCTGCATCTGTCGATGGTTTTTTACCAGCGGCTTTTTGCTCGGCGCGGATCTGATTATTGAGTCTTTGTTGCTCCAGACGGCGTTGTCCAGGTGGGCCTTGGATTGATTTACCAGGCCCCATCGAACTTCCAGTTCCTCTTACCCGGTTTTGAGCGAGGAGAAGCTCTTCGTTTTGGTTTTGCGTTCCGCCATTGTTGGGTGCCGTCCCCAATCGGCTAAGAGAGGCGTTATCAGAACTGCTTTCGCCGCCGCTGGAACCATCGAACAAGCTCCTAGCAGTGGCACGCGCTACCTGGATGGCTTCTTTGGCTTGGGCCTTTGCGGTTATGAGAGCCTCTGGCAATCGCTGGATGCCGGCTTTAAGAACGCCAAACCTTGCGACCGCTTCCTCATCAGTGAACTGTTCATAGCCAGCCCGGCCAGAGGATCGGGCCTCATTAAGAGCTCTCAAAGAGAGCGTGGTTGGGTCTTTTGCGAGAAACTCTTGCAGACCATCGTTGGGGGCTTCGCGCTCATAAGAACCTTGGCCCAGGCTGTGACCCAGCGCCTCCATCATGTCAGCGATCTCAGCGGCTCCGCCGATCAGTTCGTTTTCGATCCGGCGGCACAACGCCAGTTCTTCTGGAGAGTTGGCGGTGATGGTGGTGCGAACGCTAGCAACCGCAGGACCGCCCTCGTCCTTGCGAGGATGGTGAATGGAGAGAAATTCACTGTTCTCCGCTGGTTGGTTGGGCAGGAAATAGAATTCCTCCCCCAAGCCACCGTTGGTCAGCTCAGAATTAGGACCCTCCGTTTCACTTAGTGGCGGCGGGACATCTGAAGCTGCATAGGGATCAGCTGAGCTATCCACATGCGGATTTCCAGCCGATGCATGATTGGAATCAGTCATGTGAAAATAACTTTTCAGGAAAAGAAAAAGCCTGTCTCTACGCGAGACAGGCCTGGTAAAATCTTAATCGCTTCAGTCAGATCGCAGGAGATCGTAGAGGCTCAAACTGAGGTCTGTCCTTTTTGCGTGACAGGTAAAACTAACTCTTGTTCATCAATCGCTGCCTAGCGGCGACGGCTTTCAATCATCTCCTGACCTTGATTTCCATAATTGAGCTGTTGTTGGCGCTTAGTGCGTCTTGATCTTTGGCCAAGAATTTCTTTAATGCTGACGGCCGATCCGGCGAGGGTTCCTCAGTGAATCAAGTTACGGCAATGATATAGACGCTGCGTAACTCCAATGAGTTTTTCGCTTTTATTCATCTGAATAAAGGCGACTAACTGTGATTGTTTCCAGCCGTCCGTGCAACTCCCAGACTTGGGCTCCCATTTCATCAAGATCCCAAACTTGCTGAACACCCCAATCAAGGTCAAACACATCATCGGGCTCACGGTCAGGCGAGTAACCTAATAATGAAAGAACCTCACCTATCTCTACTCCAATCAAATTTCTATCGTTAAAATAGCATTTCCCTTGGCAAGAGGCAGAGTCGACAACTCCTTCTTCTACTGAAACAAAAAAGTCGAACTCATCACTATCAAAAACTTGACAGCCGTCTACTTGCCTAGCTTGCTCCGCTTTTTTGAATTTGTAGCGTTGATGATCATTTGTCAGGGGGGAACCAAACTTCAAAAGACCAAAAGAGACCAGAGGGCGCCAACTCAACAATAAGCGATCGTTTTTGCTTAGTTCCAATGCGTTTCTCCCTTTTACTCATCTGAACAAGGGCCCCTAACAGAGATTGAGTACAACCGGCCGTGCAGCTCCCAGACCTGGGCCTCTATTTCATCAAGATCCCAAACTTGCTGAACACCCCAATCTAGGTCAAACACATCATCAGGCTTCCGATCAGGGCGATAACGTAATAGTGAGAGCGCCTCATCAATCCCCACTCCAATCAGGTTTATATCGTTAAAATAGCACTCACCTCGACAAGATACATAGTCGACAACACCTTCCTCTATTGAAACAAAAAGGTCAAACTCATCACTATCAAAGATTTGATAGTCGTCGCTTCCCCTAGGTCGCTCCGATTTTTTGAGTTTGTAGCGCTGATGATCATTTGTCAGTGGGAAACCAAATTTAAAAAGACCAAAAGAGATCAGCGGGCGCCAATTCAACAATAAGCGATCGTTATTGCTTAGTTCCAATGCGTTTCTCCCTTTTCCTTCTTTTGTGCATCTTTCCATATTCTATCAATCTTGTGTGCGGCGGTGCAAAATTAGTCCACGGTAGCGGCGGCATTGTGTTGTCGCGGACGGCGTAAAAGTCGTCCACTTTATCCCTTTCGTTTTGTCGGGAGGGTTTGAGGATATACA